CTTCGACATCTCCTTCGTGGAGGAGAGCAGCCGGCCCGCGCCGCGGCGGGAGCCGGACCAGCTCCGCCTGGCGCTGTGGCAGGTGGGCGAGGTGCTGCGCGTGGCTCGGGTCGGCTATGCCCTGTTCCGCGCTGCCCGCGGCGACATCGGCGGCTTCCTGCGCGACGCGACCCTGTCCTGGCTGACCGGTGAGGCCGAGGGTTTTGCGCGCGACTATCTCGGCCTGCCGGGCCTCGATCTCTCCGCCGCCCGGCTCGCCGTGCGCGACCTGCTGGCCGATGACGCGACCGACCCCAGCCGCACCGCCACGCGCGTTACCGCTCCCTATCAGGCGCTCGCCGCCGCACCGGCTGTCGCCGCAGCGACGCCCGCCGTGACCGGCAGCGGCGCCGCCGAGCTCGCCACGGCCTCGCGGGATGATGCGGCCGATCCTGGCGCCCTCGGCGCGCTGCTGCTGGCCCGCGCGGGGCTGCCGGCGCTGCCGGATCCGGATGACACGGCCCGGCTTGCCGATCTTGCCCGGGATGCGGCCACTGCCGCGGCCGCGCAGGCCCTGGTGGAGGCGGCGTGGAGCAACGCCGATGCCGCGCTCGCCGCGCGGGACTGGCTGGCGCGCGTGCTCGAGGAGCGGATCGACGTGGCGGCGGACCGCAGTGCCGAGGGGGACGACGAGCTGATCATCGCGCTCCGCGCCCTCAGCGTGCAGTGCCGCCGGCACATGACCGACACCGCGGCGAGGCTGCCGCGCCGCATCGCCTATGCCGTGCCGGGTCCACTGCCGGCGCTCGCCCTGGCGCAGCGCCTGCACGCCGATGCCGGCCGCGCGGCCGAGCTGGTGGCCCTGAATGCGGCCCGGCACCCGGCGTTCATGCCGGTCGCCGGCGTGCGGCTGCGCCCTTGAGCGGGGCGCTGCCGGCGGCGGAGCGCGACCGCCCCATCCTGCTGGTGGAGGGCAAGCGCTACCTGGGCTGGACCAGCCTGCGCGTCACCCGCGCCCTGGACCGCGCCGCGGCGGACTTCAGCCTCGACATCGCGGAGAGCTGGCCCGGCCTGACCGAGAGCTGGTCCCTTGCTCCGTTCAACCCGGTGCAGCTGCTGCTCGGCGACGAGGGCGACCTGGTGCTGACCGGCTACATCGACCGGGTGGCACCGGGGGTGGACGCGGACCGCGCCACCGTCGCCGTCGCCGGCCGCAGCAAGACCTGCGACCTGATCGACTGCACGCCAGAGATCGCCGGCACCGAGTTTCGTCGATCCACCCTGCCGGCCATTGCCCGCGCCCTCTGCGCCCCCTTTGGCATCGAGGTGGTGGAGGAGGTGGACACTGGCGCCGCCTTTCCGGTCGAGGGCTTCGACCGCGGCGACACCGCCTATGAGACCATCGAGCGCCTGGCGCGCCTGCGCGCCGTGCTCGCCACCGACGATCCGCAGGGGCGGCTGGTGCTGACCCGCGCCACCACCACCCGCCGCGCCAGCACGGACCTCGTTTTGGGTCAGAACGTCGAGGCGGCCGAGGCGGAGTTGAACGGCGCCAAGCGCTTTTCCCGCTACCTGGTGCTGGCGCAGCAGCCCTCCGCCGTCGCCTGGGACCGGGAGGGTGACGGGGATGCGGAGGATGAGGACCGGACCGAGCGCCCTGGCTCCAGCCCGCAGCCGGCCGTGCAGGCCACGACCGAGGATGCGACCGTGCCCCGCTACCGCCCCCGGATCTTCCGGGCCGAGGGCGCCGCCGATGCCGCCTCCGCTACGGCGCGGGCCGCCTGGGCCGCCAAGACCGCCGCTGCGCGGGCAGTCCGCTGCACCGTCACGGTGCAGGGCTGGCGGCAGGGCGATGGTCGGCTCTGGCAGGTCAATGAGCTGGTGATGGCGCGCATCCCGCGCCTGCAGCTGGACCGCGAGATGCTGGTGGCGGCGCTGACCTTCCACGCCTCGGTGGAGCAGGGCAGGGTGACGGAGCTGGTGCTGACGCCGCCCGAGGCGCTGACGCCGGAGCCGATCAGCTACCGGCATCGCGGCGGCGGCGGTGCGGGCAATGATCAATGGTCCGGCGTGAGGTCTGCCCGATGAGAGACCGCTCCGCCACCCTCGGCCCCGTCGCCACGCGGGGCTTCGTCACCGCCGCCCGCGTCCGCGGCGGCCGGGTGATCTGCGACCTGACGCTGCTCAGCGGCGAGACGCGCTCGCGCGTGGAGCTGCTGCAGCCCATGGGCTGGACCATGGTGCCAAAGCCCGGCGCCGAGGTGCTGGTGCTCGAGGTGGGCGGGCTGCGCGGCCACCTGGTCGCGCTGGTCGCCGACGATGCCGGCCTGCGCGTCACCGATGCCGAGCCCGGCCAGATCGCCGTGCGGGACGAGCGCGGCCAGCGCGTGGTCTTCCGCGACGACGGCATCGAAATTACCGGCGCGCTGAAGGTTACCATCACCGCCTCCGGCCCCGTGGTGCTGGACGCGCCGGAGATCCGCCTCGGCAGCGCCGGCGCCAGCCAGCCGCTGCGCCTCGCCAACAACGCCGCCTCCACCAAGGTCTTCGCGGAGTAGCGATCCATGGACGTCGCCGTCGTCTGGGACAGCCGCCTGCTGCGGGCGGACTGGCAGGTCGTGGCTGGCGACCTGGCCCGCGACGACGGCCTGCGCAGCGCCATCGCCATCAGCCTCTTCACCGACCGCCTCGCGCGGGAGGATGACGCGCTGCCCGATGGCGGCACCGACCGCCGCGGCTGGTGGGGCGACCTGCCGGCCTCGCCCGATGCCGAGCCGGATCCGATCGGCTCCCGCCTCTGGCTGCTCGCGCGGTCCAAGCGGACCGAGGAGACGCGCCGCCGCGCCGAGCAATACGCCACGGAGGCGCTGGCCTGGACCCTCCGCGACGGCGTCGCCTCCGCCGTCGATGTCGCGGCCGAATGGGGCGGGGAACGCCTGGATCAGCTTCGCCTGACCGTCACCCTGCGCCGCGGCGCCCAGGGTGACGTGACCTTCGACTACCTCTGGCGCGCCGAGGGGATCGCATGACCGCCTTCAACCGTCCCACCCTCTTCGCCCTGCGGGAGCAGGCGCGCGGCGCCATCGCGGCACGTCTGCCTGGCGCCGATCCGGCGCTTGCCCGCAGCGTGTTGGGCGTGCTGGCCGATGTCTATGCCGGGCTGCTTCACCACCAGTACGCCTACCTCGACTGGATGGTCGGCCAGCTCATCCCGGTCACGGCCGAGGCGGAATATCTCGAGCGCTGGTGCCGTCTGGTTGGCATCACCCGCCGGCCCGCCGCTGCCAGCACCGGCACGGTGCAGTGCCTCGGCACCGACGGCGCGGCGATCCCGGCCGGCACGCGGCTGGTGCGCAGCGACGGCGCCGCCTACCTCACCCAGGCCGGTGCCGTGATCGCCGCCGGCGCCACGCTGGCGGCGGTGGAGGCCGAGGTTGCTGGCGATGCCGGCGACATGGCCGCCGGCGGCAGCCTGGCCCTGGCCACCGCCATCCCGGGCGTGCTGGGCACCGCCACGGTGCAGGCGCCGGGCCTCGCCGGCGGCGCGCCGGCCGAGGCCGATGCCGAGCTGCGGGAGCGCCTGCGGGCCCGCCTCTCCAGCCCGCCGCAGGGCGGCGCGGCGTCCGATTACGTGGCGTGGGCGATGGAGGTGCCCGGCGTCACCCGCGCCTGGTGCACCCCGCTCGCGCGCGGCGCCGGCACGGTGAATCTGACCTTCATCAAGGGCGGGCGGTCGAATGTCATCCCGAGCCCGGCCGAGGTCGCCGAGGTGCAGGCACACATCGACCCGCTGCGGCCGGTGACCGCCGATGTGCTGATCTTCGCGCCCACGCCGGCGCCGCTCGCCATCACCATCAGCGGGCTGAACCCCGACACCGCCGCCGTCCGCGGCCGCGTCGAGGAGGAGCTGCGGGCGCAGATCCTGCGCGATGCCGAGCCCGGCGGCACCATCCGCCGCTCCCGCCTGATCGAGGCGGTCGGCCGCGCCGCCGGGGAGAACTGGCACACCATGACGGCGCCAGCCGCCGACGTGACCCACGCCAGCGGGGTGATCGCGACCTTGGGCGCGGTGACCTTCGCATGAGCGGCACGGCGGCGAGCCTCGGCGAGGTGGAGTTCCTGGCCGCGCTGCTAGCGCTGCTGCCCCAGGGCGCCGCCTGGCCGCGCGATCCGGACACGGTGCTGGTGCAGGCTCTGTCCGGCCTTGCCGCCACCCATGCGCGGCTGCATGCCCGGGCCGGTGACCTCAGCGAGATCGAGTCCGATCCCGCCCAGGCCACCGAGCTGCTGGCGGCATGGGAAGCGGCCTATGGCCTGCCCGATCCCTGCGTGCCGGCGGAC